CTCGTACTTTAGCACCTTTGATGCCACAGGCCTTGGATCTGTTGTATAGGATTTTAGGGACAAGGAAGTTTTTTGGCAAATATGAGTTTTCTCCAGATGATAAATACGTTACTAGTATCTATCTTGGAGCAAGTTCAGGTGACGCCCCAGGTCCAGAATTGGAGACGAAGACGTCGACTGGTATTCCTGTTTTTGTTAGCCCTCGTGGGAAGAAGTTTGAGTCCCACGAGAGAGCCGTAAAGAATGTGAATAGGATGTTACGGGAGTCGGCGTTTCAGCAGCCCGTGCTTAGGAATAAGGCATGGGTAATGAAAGGTAAGGATGAGACCTATGGAAAGTATGACAAGTATACTGATGAAGAATATCGAAAGTATTCGGATAAGTTCCGTTTTTTTGTGATACCTTCAGATGAGGAGTCTTTAGACGAACGTGTGCTTTTTACACTTCGTCAGAATTTGGAGAGAGGGTATATTTGCATAGGCCATACTTGGTCTTATGGTGGGGCCGATCGTATAGCAGAATTGTTGTCCTATAATTGGGATAATCCAATGGCGGCGGTCTATTCCATGGGGGATCTTATCAATTGTGATCAGTCCTTGCACCGGGTGTTATTGGAGTTTTTTATAGCACATGGAGGAATTTATTACAATAAGAAGAGTGCATCGTGGCCTATTTACAAGCGTATGTTGAAAACTATTTTTGATTGGTTGATTACCAGGATTACTCATGTCTATGCGGGTATTTGGGTCATTGTTTATGGTGGTGTTCCTTCAGGGTCTGTTGTTACTTCCCATGCAGACTCGTGGGTGTCTCTTTTGTTGTTCTGTTTGTGGTGTTGTTATGAGATATCTCGTATAGTTAACGCTCAAGAGGCAATGCAGGCGACAGAGGCATTATTACATTTTCAGCTGGTTATGATAGTATATGGTGACGACTTGATTCATCGATGTCCGAGATCTTTGGCTCATATATTCGGATTCTCTCGTTACATTGATTGGGCACGACAGTTTTTTGATATGCACTTTAAGGATATCAAAATAGATAAGCCGTTATTGTCAGTTGTCAGTGATAGTGGGGCAGTACTGGAGGACGGTTGTTCGTTTTTACATCGTCGTCTTGTCCGCAACCCATGGAAGGGTGTACATCAGCCCCGATTATTGGCATGGCGACCGATATCGGACTATTCGTATAGGTTGGTATATGGACGGGAACCTGACCCTTGTCGTAATGTAATGGATGTCATGTTGTCAGCGATGGGAATGGCTTATGATTCGTATGCAGCCAATATGGACTCCTATAAATACCTGCGTGATGTCTTTTTGTTGGG